TTTGTTTTTCCTTACAGCTTTTCCAATACAAGATCTAATATTATCTAATGAAGAATCGAAACCATAATTATTTATTAGATAATAAGCACAATCTGTTAATGAATTAAATTTTTCAATAAAATTACCATTTATATCATATAAACTTACATCTTTTGCATTAGGATTATTACATCCAGTCTGGTTTTTTAATCTCTCAGAAGTTGATTTATACCATTCCTTATATTTCTCTTCTGACATTCTTTCTTTTGGTGAAACTCCAAACATAGGATTATTTTCTCCTGTTGAACTAAGACTTATTTTATCTTTAACTTCTTTAGTTTTTATGTCATCATATGTTTCCCAAATATTGACTCCAAACATAGGATTACTTTCACCTAACATATCTTTTGAATGTTGTTTACACCATTCGTCAGAATGAACCATTCCAAAAGATCCATCACCGCCAAATGTAGAGTTTGTTAAGTAATGTTTATCGTCATACTTTTTATACCCTATGATATCTATACCATAATTCTTATTAAAAACATAATCATGAATAATTTCTCTTTCCAAATTGAATGCTTCATCTTCAGTTAAATTATCATTAACTATGTTAACATACATCCCATACTTATCGGCAATTCTGTCATGATGTGGATTTCGTTTTTTACTCCATGCTCTTTTTCCATGTCCTTTGCCAACATAAAAACATGTATTGTTATCTTTTCTAATATGTTCATATACATAAAAATCGTTTATTTATTATCACACTCCAAATACACACAGTACTTAGCCTTCCAATTTTCACCGAATAGTTTTTGAACTAAATTTCTTTAGAACCGACCCAAATAAAATCAAGCCATTGTTTTTATCTTGAAAATTTGTGCCTATCATATTTACCGCAATGATCTGCTCTGTAAAATTAAAATACTTTTCAAGCTTTTCAGAATATACATTGTGAAGATAATTTAAATTGTTCCTTGAATTAAATGGTGAGCGAAACCCGGCAAGGTATTCCCCATCGGCAAAACGAGGAGTGTAACATTGATTTGCTATCTCTTCTGTTGTAAAGGTGTTATCCTGATCACAAATTGATTCATCTCCACAGGTAGCATATAAAAGCATAGCATAAGGAGATCCAACTATTACAAGGTTTTCTGCATTCTGAATTACTTTCCCAGATTTAAAATTAAGAACATAATTTTTTATTATTGTCGATTTTCGTTCTCTAAAATACTCACTCCTTAAAAACTCTCTATCTTGATTAACTAAAGCAATCAATACTTCAAAATCATTTGAAAAGTTTTTGTTCTTATCAAGGTATTCCAGAAAAGCATCATCGTCTGATTTCAATCTATTCACATAATCCACACTGGTTTGTGTAACACTATTCATTGTGTTGATATCCAAAACATTTACCATCTGATAACTCATCTTCTGTACATTGCCAAGTTTAGACTCATGTGCCGTTTTGACAATTCCAAAATAAGAATTATTCTTTCTTACCCATTCAGACCAATAATCATATGACACATCAAACTTCAACCATTTCATTGCATTATCTGTTGTAATCAGTTTAATATTCTTAACAAACATTGTTCTTCCAAACATATCTGTAACAGTTGCTCTTTCATATTTATCACCAAAGTAGTCTTTGAAGAACTGCTGAATGTTTGTATTAAATGCAGCCATCTTACAAAAATGATGACGGAGCAAAATATATCCATTTCCCCAGGAAGGGAAGATAGAAGAATCTATTAAAGCCTGTCCATCAAAAATTTCATTTTTAATATCATAATCTTTTCGTGTGATTGCATGACAATGTTTCTCTTCATCTGTTTCAATACTGATAACATCAGCTTTCATAAATCGTTTTACATCTTTTAAGACGAGAATATTTTCTGGTCTTATTTTTATTCTCCCCACAATAGAAGAGGAGATGAGTGGAGCATAGGCAGAAATTTCTACAATCATTGGATTAACTTCAGGAAGAGTGATTCCCATATAAAGAAAGTTCCGTGCCACATCAAACAGTTCATCTCTGATAAACATACATGAACCTTTCTTTGCTTTTCCTGTAGAGCGATAAAGCATTTTATAATGGATGGTTTCATAGTCTACAATTTTACTTACATTGTTTTTTACCTTTTTCCATATAGGGTATTTAATATCTACTCCATTCTCATAATAGATTTCTCTGATTTCCTCTTTAGAGTGTGAATCATATTTGTCTTTATGTTTGTGTGCATCCTGAAGCAACTGATTGATTCTGCTACGCTTTTTGTTTATCTTATTGATTAGATAGTCATCACTGTTGACATAAGCAATACGATGTTCTCCAATCGTCTTTTTAGATAATCTTTTTAAATGGTCTTCTTCATCTTTGTAGGATCTTGTGCCATAATCAAAATCTAAACCGATGATATCTCTTGTTGCACCATCGGAGGTTTTCTCTAAACCATTCTGCATAAGGAAGTCAAGAAACAGACTATTAGAAAAAACTGCTTCTTTAAAATCATATCTTTCTCTAACCCCAAGATTACATTCATATACTGTACTTGCTTGGTAGTTTTTTATCTTCAATCCATATTCAGACATTTAATCCACCTCACATAAATGATCATATAAATCCTCTGCTGTCTTTATAGGGATGTACTGTCCATTCTTATCTTTAAAAGATCTGTCCGTTACTTTTCTTCCAAAGTCAAAGCGATAACAGTAATAGTCAATAAACTTTACGTCAGGATGGTATTTAAATATTTCATTGAGTAACTTCAATGTAGTCCATGAACAATCTTCCCACCAATAAAATCCATCTGCTCCGAATGAAGTGTAAACCTCATTAATCTTTTCCTGGAAGTGATAGCACTTCTCCATCTTGTCAATACACTCTACAAATAACTTCTTTGAAATCGGTCTAATCATAATTATCTTTTCTCCCTTTCGCAATCTGCTTATTCTTCATTATTGTCATTACTTTTTTCTCTCATTTTTTTAATCTGGTCTAATGCTTTCTGTATTTCCTCATCAGCATTAAAGTTATTGAGAACATAGATGTTTGTATGCCCTATACCTGTAGTATGCTTCTTTAATACACAACACTCATCAGAACAGAGAAAGGCAATTGAATTGCTTAATGTTGGTTTGCTAATATTCAAACTTTTAATAGCCTTGTCAAGTGATCTGAAAAAAGCACAAGATACACCATTCTTTCTTGATGAATTCATAAAAGAACAAATATAAAGAAACACTCTCAGATTTGTATCCAGCTCATTAGGTTTACTGTATAGCATGATTTTTTGAAAATCAGAAAAACATATAGTAGTATATTTCTTTTTTAGATAACAATTATCCAGTACTACAATATCTATCACTTTGTTCTCACTAAATAAAATCTTATTATCAAAAACATCATTGGTATCAAAATCAAAATATTCTTTGTCCTGCATTAAGAATAAAACATTCATAATCCTGTCTATTAACTTAGGACTGCGTTTAGGCATCTTTCCATAATAACATTTTAGAATATCACCAGTTTTTAAATAAGATCCTCCATAATCATTCTTGTTAAATAAGATATAAGAATATATGACAAAAGCAATAGAATCTATATCCTTGTCATAAATTAATTCATTAGGAACTTTGATAAAGCTTAAAGCATTATCTGATTCACCTCCCCTTATTAGAAAGTTAGTATTCTTCAATCCTTTTGCTCCAACACCAACATCATTGTCTAGTTCATTCATCTTTACATCTCCTTTTTGTTTTAACCTAAAACCACATTTTTCTGTATCTGCCTATTTACCACCCACTCCATGTAAAGTCTGATGACAAAAAAATGATGCACACTTTACATGGGAAATATGGCTTAAATTCGTAAAAGTCAAAAAAATGTCACGAAACTTTACACGGACTTCATGACAAAAGTGATGACATTTTTTTGAAGTTCAGAAGAATTCTCATGTAAACTCTGCGTAAGATTTTTGTCATGAAACTTTACACTTAATAATATAAGACTCTATATAATAATATAAGACTCTAACGTACGGTACTTTTTTAATATTCTTTTCCGCTTCGCTCCAGAGAATATTAAAAAAGTACCGTACGGGGTACGATATTCCGCTTACGCTCTTGGGGGTTTTCTGCCCTAACGGGCAGGGCGGGATAAGGTAGAAGAAGTTTGCGTGTATATTAGGTTTCTATATTAAATTGGTTTATATGGTGTGAGGTATATTTTTAAATATACTCTTCCACAGTACATATTGTATCACATAAGTTAAACATTGTCAAGATATACATTAGGTTTAATTTATTAAATTTTTATTAAATTTTTTTGAGTATTCGACAGATGAGATTCGGAAGGATCATGAGATCTGCTGGTAGAGTAGTGGTAAAATATGTAATGGGTGATTGGTAAAATATGGAAGGATTATGAGTGGTAATGTTAAGTTTTATTCTGGAGTGATGGGAAAGAAGTGTGGGTGTGAGCAGATCTTCTGCCAGGGTAAAAAATGCCTGATTCGTTTTGAAGTAATGAGGCAGAGATGAAAGTAGAGTTATTACGGAAAAGAGTGATTTTTAGGGGTTCTGTTTATGCTGGTAATAAGAAGAGCTACCGAAAAAAATGCGAATCAATTTAGAGGTTAAAATGGAGCAGCTTGTGAGTGGAACTCGTCTACCCGGATGCCGGCTGCTTTAGAACTTTAAATCTGTAAAGTATGCCCGGTCAAAAAATTGTTGGTAATATGTGATTTTACCAACTTTTCCCCGGATGATCAGGGCAAAAAATCAGGTTAAAACTATGAGATGTAGTTTTGAAAACTACATGATCCTGATCACGAAACGATGTAAAGTTCGCTTTACATTTTTTGAAATCTCAAAAAAATACTGAATCACCAGGACTTTTTCACTTTACACCTATAAAGTGTGATCCTTTTCCGGGATGTTTT